CATAAGTACTATAACGGCCGAATCTATCGCTAAGTTAGATATTCTCAACGATATATCGGATTACATCCGTAGTAAACCTTGGATATTTAGGCTTTTGCCTAAATCCCTAGGTAAACCACGATTGGTACTAAGTAATAAAGCTGGTCCAAACGGACCCGCTTCGATCACTTGTCTTAAAGATCTTCAGGCCTTACGGTCTGAGGATGATAAGACTCTCTATACCGTCCTTAGAGATTACATCAAAGATGTTATCCCTAAGATCGACATGGATAAGTACCAAGATTCAGATCAGAGTGAATTAATTCACTCTAAACTAGTCTTCCTACAGGACAAGGCGTGTAAAACACGCGTTGTTGCTATAGCGGACTGGTGATCCAATGTAGCCTTATCAGGTTTGCATGATGCATTCATGAAAGGGTTACGTCGGATACCGAATGATGTAACTTATTTCCAAGATAGGATTCCAGACCTTATTAAAGGTCTGGGTCCCAACTTATACAGTTCAGATATGACAGCTTTTACTGATCGCTTTCCTGCTATTTTAGAGGAGGCGGTAGTATCTGCTGCATATGGTGAGCAAGTAGGTAGGATGTGGAGAGTAGTCACGACGCACCGGAAATTCTTCAACAAAAATGTTGGAGAGGTCCAGTACGCAGTCGGCAACCCCATGGGTTTACTAAGCTCATGGGCGGTGTCGACATTCACACACCATGTTGTTAAAGCATGGTGCGCGCACAAGTGCGGATTAAGGAACGTACGTAATTACCGTTACTTAATCTTAGGTGACGACACCTTAGACACCAATAGTGATGTATACAAAATGTATATTAAAACTATTAACGACTTAGGTGTCTCCATATCCACTTCGAAATGCACCGTTAGCGAAAACAGCTATGCTGAATTTGCTAAACGTCTCTTTACTCCAGAGGGTGAAGTGACAGGTTTACCTGTTCACTTACTCAATGGTCTGAAAAGCAATCCAGAACAAGTTCTTGAGCTTGTCCGGATATGCAGATCGAGAGGGTACGAGGATTCCGTTCTCGGCCCGTCTTTGGAAGTCCTACTATCAAAGGGGTTCATTTCTGACCCTAAGATGGTAGCTGATATATTAAGCCTACCAGAAATTCTGTCAGGCGCGCCTCCATTACTGGAGGGTAACGTCTGTACAAGATCAGGTGAACCAATAAGTGAAGATGAATCTTACTTACTGGCTGTCCTAGCAATTGCTAGGAACCACCTGTTCTGGAAACTTACCCGGAAATTATCTGTTTCTGGGCATCCAAAGAATATCAGTGCGGTGGAAATAGATAATAACCATCCTTTAGTCTTTGCTCTCAATGAGAGAATTGACTGCTACCTACCTGAAGACGCGTTTTGCGCCGACACGTGGGAAGAGGATGAGTATTGGATCTATGACCGCTGAATGGAGGGAAAGTATATGCACTTGTGTAATATACCAAGTGTAGATACTTACAAATTCTACAATAAGGGGCATAAAGCCACGAAGTGTAGATTTGATGTCACAAGACTCGTTCTTAAAATTATGAACGGGGATTGCAACATACCTCTGACTTTTAGGACTAAATTCAGTAATCAAGAATTATATGATTTAGCCCTTGAGTCAATCACGCCTAAGCATGATCACACGATAGCAGATGTTACCTTGTATAATAAGTATTTATTTACTTAAAGTTTATACTTGGCACTAACACCGGGAGTTCGAGCACCT